GCATTACACGAGCTGCATAAGGAGTAACACATGGCAACAAAATTTGACGACACATACGAGTTTCCAGATGAAGTAGAAGGCAAGAAAACTGCTGAAGAGAAACTTGAGATCGAGATCGAAGACGATACTCCTCCTGAAGACCGTGGGCGTAAACCCATGAAAGAACCAGTCGAAGAAGTAACTGACGAAGAGTTAGCCTCCTACGACGAGAAAGTTCAAAAACGTATTAAAAAGTTCACCCGTGGCTATCACGATGAACGCCGTGCGAAGGAGCAGGCTCTGCGGGAACGCGAAGCAACTGAAGCCTACGCAAAACAAATTCTTGAAGAAAACAAGCGACTTCAGCAACAACTTTCTACAGGCAGCGAAGCCTATATTGAGCAGTCAAAATCGTCTGCTCAGATTGAATTGGACGCCGCCAAAGAGAAGTACAAGAAAGCGTACGAAGCTGCTGATCCTGATGCAATCGTACAGGCACAAGAGGCAATTGCTAGGGCCACTTTGAAGATTGATCGTGCCGAGAGCATGAAGCCAATCAAGAATGAGGACAGAGAGTTTCAGGCTCCCGCACGCGAAGTTGATGAGGCTCCAAGAGTATCTCCCCGTACTAAAAAATGGGTGGAAAACAACAGCGATTGGTGGGGCGTAGACGACGAGATGACTATGGCTGCAATGGGTATTGACAGAAAGTTGCAGAAAGAGTATGGTGCGGACTATGTAGGTACTGAAGAGTACTTCAAAACCATCGACAAAACGATGCGCAAACGATTTCCTGAGCACTTTGAGAGTGAACAGAGCTATGAGGATGACGAACCGCCTCCAAAGAAAAGAACGTCAGAACCGGTTGACGAGGATGATTACGATCCGCCGCGCCGTGCAACACGAATTACTTCGCCAGTGGCTCCAGCCTCGCGGAGTACACCACCTAACCGTATTCGGTTAAAGGCATCAGAAGCCGCGCAAGCGCGACGTCTTGGGGTGCCTATTGAAGAATATGCAAGACAGGTTGCTTTACTTAGAAAAGGTGCTTAATCATGGAAAACGTCGAAACAAAAAAACCGCAAGCTCGTCTAGACAGAGCATTGGAAACCCGAGCTAACAGCTATAGACCAACGTCTTGGCAAGCTCCTGAAGCGTTACCTATGCCCGATGACCGCCCCGGTTGGAAACATCGTTATATCCGTTTAAGTACTTTGGGTGCTGCTGATCCTAGCAATATCTCTTCTAAGTTACGTGAGGGATACGAACCCGTAAAAGCGGAAGAATATCCTGAACTCATGATGCACGCTGCCACTGAAGGCCGCTTTAAAGGCGGTATTGAAATTGGTGGACTGTTGTTATGTCGCATTCCGGCTGAGTTTATGGAGCAACGTGCTAAGCACTTTGACAACCTGAACAAGTCACAAATGGAATCGGTTGACAACAATTTCCTTCGGGAAAGAGACTCTCGATCCAATATGGCGTTATTCGCTGATAAGAAGTCGAAAGTCACTTTCGGTTCTGGTTCTTAAATTTAGGAGTCTTAAATGGCTTACCCAACGGTAGATAAACCTTATGGTTTGAAGCCGATCAATCTATACGGCGGTACACCCTTCGCGGGCGCTACTCGTCAGTATCGGATTGCTTCCGGCTACAACACTGCAATCTTTAATGGTGATGTCGTCGAGATGATCGACAACGGCACAATCATTAAATCCGCCGTCACTTCTGCTCGCGCAACTGTGACCACTTCACAAATCATGGGTGTATTCATGGGTTGTTCTTACGTTAACGCGCAAGGCCAAACCATTTTTGCCCAGTATTTCCCCGCAAACACCACTGCCCCGACAGGTACAGTTATTACCGCTTACGTGGTTAATGACCCCAACACCTTGTTCAAGGTTGTGATCGCTGCTGGTACTACTGCTGATGGCGCAGCCTCTGGCTTGTTGCCTTCATCTACCACTCAATATACCGTTATTGGTACTAACGTGGAATTGGTTCAGAACACTGGTTTGACAGCTACTGGCGATAGCCGAGTAGCCGTTGCAGCGTCTGCAACCACAGGAACACTGCCCATGAACGTCGTTGACGTTGTGCCTGAGACATCTTATGTCAATGGTTCTGGCAACGTGGTGTTCCCCGAGCTCATCGTTCGTTGGAACTTTGAGATTCATACAACCACTATCGCCTCTGGCGTTTAAACAGGAGCTTAAATCATGGCTATTTCACGCGCACAACTGCTGAAAGAGTTGCTCCCCGGATTGAACGCTTTGTTCGGTATGGAGTATTCTCGCTACGGTGAAGAACACAAAGAAATCTACGAAACTGAGACTTCTGAGCGTTCTTTTGAAGAAGAAACCAAACTGTCCGGCTTCTCTGCTGCACCAGTCAAAAACGAAGGTTCTGCCATCGCTTATGACAATGCACAAGAGGCATGGTCAACCCGCTATACACACGAAACCATCGCCTTGGGTTTCTCAATCACTGAAGAAGCGATTGAAGATAACTTGTACGACAGCTTGTCGTCTCGTTACACCAAGTCATTGGCTCGCGCTATGGCTTACACCAAACAGGTCAAGGCTGCTGCCGTCCTGAACAATGGCTTTAGCTCTAGCTACCCCGGTGGCGACGGCGTGTCTTTGTTTAATACCAGCCACCCCTTGATTACTGGCGGTGTCAACAGCAACACTCCCTCTACCCAAGTTGATTTGAACGAGACTTCTTTGGAAGCCGCCGTTATCCAGATCGCTGCTTGGACTGATGAGCGTGGTTTGTTGATTGCAGCCAAGCCTGTCAAGATGATTGTTCCTCCAAACTTGATGTTTGTCGCTAAACGTTTGTTAGACACCGAACTGCGTGTGTCTACAGCGGACAACGACATCAACGCCATCAAGCAAATGGGCGCAATTCCCGGCGGCTACACTGTCAACCACTATTTGACAGACACCAACGCTTGGTTCTTGACTACAGACGTACCAAACGGTCTGAAGCACTTCGTTCGTTCACCGCTGGTCAACAGCATGGACGGCGACTTCGACACCGGCAACGTGCGTTACAAGGCCCGTGAGCGTTACAGCTTCGGCTGGTCTGACCCTCTGGGTATGTTTGGTTCTTCAGGCACTGCCTGATAAACCGGAAAGGGGGCCTTGTGCCCCCTTTTCTTTTGGTGTATATTGCAACCATTCCGGGGTTCTCCGGTGTATCTGACAGTCCCGGCTGACGACATGCAGACAGATACGCCCCACTTGCATGTAAGGAAAATATCATGGCAAATACCACGTTCTCCGGCCCAGTCATATCACAAAATGGCTTCATCTCCGGAACAGCTTCCAGCCCTCTCGTTGAGACCACCGCTGGCAATGTGTCTGAATCATATGTCACGACTTCTGCCGCTACTGGCGACACACGTCTGTCTTATCAGCGTTTGGAATTTACTTCCACCGGTTCTGGCGAAACCATTCGCGCACTGACACGAGTTACAGGCGCTGGCGCAGCTACTGGCGGTACTGTTAACGGCGCTCACGTTAGCTTGAGCATCAACGGTTCTGGCACTATTTCTGGCGCGGGTAACGCTCTTCGCGCCACTCTGGGCGGCTCATCCACCAATCCCGGCGGCACAATCGCAGCTATCCAAGCTGATTCTGACTTTGCTTCTGGCGGTACTTGGACAAATGCTTCGTTCATTCGCTTCACAAACAGCGGTACAGGCACTGTTGCAAACTTGTTCAACGTGCCTACCGCTATGGTTGCGGCTCAATCTGCTGCTGCTGTTAGCCACACACTCAGGATCGTTGCTGCCAACGGTACTGCCTACTACCTAATGGTCTCTGACACAGCGTAATGCAAATTACTAAGGAATTTCTGGAAGCAGAGATTGCTGACCTGAAAGCCGAAGCGGGGAAGGCCGAAACCTTCCTCCTTCAAGCGAAGGCAACAATTGGCGCGTACCAGATGCTGATTAACAGACTGGAAGCCCCAGAACCGGAGCAACAAAATGGCAATGCAAACTGACGTTCTAGCCAGCGCGATACGCACGGACGATGGCGTATTAAACAACCAAGCCGGAAACGCTATTGGGCGGGCGAGGGTCAAAGCTATTCGCATCATCCCAACTGCCTCCACTGCGGGTACGGTTGTGTTTAAAGATGGCGGCTCAGGCGGCACAACACGTTTAACGGTTAATATTTTTGCTGGCACAACAGGGGCGGATTACA